GCAAGCGCCATTGAAGGTGACGTGGCAAATCAACACCACCTTCATAGCGATAAGCAGCAAAGTCAACAATGAACATTTCATGGTCAGCACGATCTGGAACCAGTTCAACACCCAGATTGTTTGTTAATTCGCTGATGACGCTTGAGACAATCTTCTCTAGTGTTTTATCTCGCAAATTTGAAGCAATTCCTAATTTTATTTTTAGTAATTCCACTAACTGACCAGTGTCCATGCTATTCTTCCTCTTTCTTAGTTGCTTTCTTGCGTTTTGGCTTTTCTTCAGTTGTTTCTTCTACTTCCTCAGTAGTTGTTTCCACCTCTTCAGCAGTTTCTTCTGCTTTCTCAGCAGTTTCTTCCACCTCTTCAGCAGCCTCATCTACTTTCTTAGTAGCTTTCTTCACTACTTCATCAGTGATAAAAATCGAACCTGCTGAATTGAAGCCTGTCAAGAGTCCTTGAACAAACTCTTGATCAGGTTCATAGCCTTTGCGTGGAAATACATCATCAATTTTATATTCATGTTGTTCTTTGTCACGCATGTCCTTGAATGGACGGATTACAGTATAGGTCATGTGATACCTCCTTATGCTACAACATCAGTGTATGTGCCAAAGAATCCAGCAGCAGCATCTACTTTCTTCACATCCAAACGGATGAAGAGACCAAGCAATTGGCCATAGATGTCATTATTCACCCATTTAACAGATACTTGAGAACGGTCAAAGAGTTTTACAAATTCAGAAACATCACCAATGAAGAACTTCATGTCTCCTTCAGCTCCAAATACAGTGTCATCTACTGGGTAGATTGTTTTGCCACCAAATGAATAGCCTGTAGGTGATGCAACATCCGTTTGAAGCATGTAGCGGCCATTTTTGTCTTTCACTTTATCAAGTGCTGCAAACATTGATTGCGTTACAACAATACTTGCTTTGTAGATTGATTTAAGCTTTTTGTTGTAGATGTCCTTGATGCCATCGAATCCAGCGGCATCTGCTTGAGTTGCTGATTTGAGGATGGTAGCGACCAATGACAATTCAGTGTTTTCACCTTGATTGAATACTTCATCTTCTACGATTGACATGATGTCATAATCTGCATCATCAATCATTTCTTGAGATACAGGGATGTAACCACGGTAAGTCTTGATTGAGTAATCAATTTCGCTGATGCTTGGTTTTCCAAGTTCAGGATTGGCTTTCAATTCATCAGTTGAAGCCATTTTGCTGTCTGTCTTCTTGATAACTGGATATTTACCAGAACCACTATTTACTTGAACACGTTGGACAAGATCCAAAAGTGGATTGCGTGTTTTTTCAAGGAAGTGAGGTTTTAACACTTCGGTTGGGATCAAAGCGGCGCTTCCAGAATCAGTTGTTTTGAGACCTTCAATGTCACGAGTTTGACCAGTACGAATGAATTTAGCAATTGCGTCACGTTGTTCCAATTTCTTTCCTCCACGTTGCTCAACATCTTTGAATGTTGGGGCTTTTCGATTGTTTTCATCAACTTGTTTTTGAAGCTCTTCAATTTCTTCTTCAAGTTTTGCTTTTTCTGCTTGTTTTTCTTCCAATTCTTTTTGGATGTCTTCAAGGCTCTTTTCAACCGCTGAAACTTCTTCTTCAGTTTCAGCACGGTCCAGTTTTTCTGCTTCAATTGCAGAACGGTTGTTCAATTCTTCAATTGCTTCTTCCAATTCAACAACCTTATTTGCTTTTGTGCGCATACGTGCGCCCAGAATCAATGCTTTGTTCATAGATTGTATTTCTCCTTAATTTTCATTTTGCGTTCATTTAACGCTTCACTGTTAGCACGTTTCAGACATTCAAAGTCTTTCTTGCGTGCAGCAATTTCAGTCTGTGGATATGCTGGGAACGTGCAAGGGCTGACCTCAAAGATTTCAAGCTCTAACACGGTATCAAGATAAGAACCATCTTCACGCTCAATAGTGTCCACCTTGATTGGCATAAATCCAAAACTGCATCCAACAATATCCCCACGCTGTACACGGGCATAGGCTCCCATAGCGTCAGGATCATTCCTGTTGATGATAATGTCACCATAAAGGCCTTTGTCATCAACTTTGAGACTCACTGTGCTGTTCCCTGTGCGCCCTAATACTAGGTTATGATCATGGTTAAACAATGCACGGATATCAGCATTCTTGATTGCTTCTTCCACTCCTGCACGTTTGATCATTTCAAAATAGCCTGGCCACAGCTCAGTTTCTTCATCGAACCGGATGAAGTAGCCACTCAGAATCAAGTCACCAGATTCTTGTTCTTCTCGTGTCTCAAATTGAGTAGCGATGTAGGAATTACGTTTCTTCACTGGCATTTCCTCCTTCCTTGTTTAGTTTGCTCTGATTGCCTAACTCGCCTTGTGGCAGATAGTTTTCAAGAACAATAATTTCATCCATTTCAGGATCCGGAGTCATACCAACCCAATCTCTCC